GGGAGCCTTGAACCCACCCATGACGAAGAGGCTCTCTCTATCTCCATGGCAATTATCAAGAAGTTGAACCCTGACCGAATCATCATGGTCGGTGACAACCTTGACTTTCCTGAGTTCGGTAAGTACCGCCTCAGCCCAGCATATGCAATCACCACTCAGGCGTCTATTGACCGCGCTACGACTCTGTGCGCTGAGTTACGAGCCGTCGCACCAAACGCCGTCATAGATTGGATTTCAGGTAACCATGAAGAGCGACTCGTCAATTTCATCTTGGACAATGCAAAGGTTTCGTTCGGCTTGCGTCGGGGGAACACTCCGGATTCGTGGCCTTGCCTTAGTGTTCCTTACCTATGTCGTTTCAATGATTACGGGGTTAATTATGTGGCTGGCTACCCTGCTGGACAAGTATGGATTAATCAAAGGCTCAAAGTCATCCACGGAAACAAAGTCAGGTCTAACGGTTCAACCGCCCACGCATACCTCAACGACAGCAAGGTATCCGTCATCTACGGGCACATTCACCGTAGGGAATGGGCTGAACGGTCACGAGAAGACTGGGATGGGGCAAAGACCATCATGGCGGCGTCCCCAGGGACACTAGCCCGCTGTGACGGTGCCGTACCCAGCACTAAGGGTGGTATGGACCTAGACGGTCGCCCCATGACCATTGTGGAGGACTGGCAACAGGGTCTAGCCGTGGTTTCCTATGAGGATGGTGAAGGCGCCTTTTGGTATGAACAGATACCTATCCATAATAAGGCTGCTTTTTTCCGTGGTAAGGTTTACTCTCCGGAATGATTAGTGGGGGTCGTATGTCTGACAAGGAAAACCTTAAGGCAGTTGTTGTCGTTTGGGATGATGCCTTTGATGGACCTGGTGGTTGGATTGACCCAGCCAAATACGAACCACGCATTATTGACCCGATTACTATCGGATGGGTTATAGACGAACATGCTGATAAGTACCTGACCTTATACTCGTCCTTCTATTATGACGATGATGGTATACTTATTTGTTCAAATCCTATGCATATTCCTCGTGGTATGATTAGGTCTATTACTCCCGTAAAGATAAAGAAGTCAGGGGACAGTTGATGGGCATGCGCCGTAGAAACCGAGGTTCCCGTGCAGACACTCGCCGTGGGGAGTTAACACCCGCTGAAATCGCAAAGCACGGACCACAAGAACCTGATGATGGCTTTTCTATACGCACATCTGGTCGTGGTGCAGGTGGTCCTGCTCGTAATGTTTTTTCTGTTGGCTATGCACCCGAATCAGGTCGTGGTGCTGAGGTTGCAGTAGACCCATCTGAACCTGCGGCTACCCAACTTCTTGACTTTAACCGACGAAACGCAGATGTACTGGGTTCTCCAGGCGCAAACATGATACAGGGTGGCTGGCATGACCCGTCAACTGGCATTGTTCAGCAAGATACTTCTGTGGCATTACCAAAAACTGCTGGTGGTCTTGAAGCCGCTATGCAAATTGGTTCCTTGGGGTATCAAGATTCTGTGGGTAATGTTGGTCCTAACGCCAAAAAACCATATATCGGTGACATCAAAATCCCTACGCATCTACATCCAGAGCAGTTTTGGCACGAAGGCACATCACCTCTTGTGACAGACAAGGGCATTAACCCCACATCGGGACGACGCCGTGTAAGCATTCTTCCACCTCGTCAAGAAATGGTCGGCGTAGAAGCATCAATTTTAGCCGAACAACTCGGATTACCTAAGGACTAGCACCTAATGCCCGTTGACTTTTGGTCACCATCCTATAGAGCCTCATCCAGCGACCTTACGGTCTCTATCTCGCCTTTGGGCTTGGTGGAGTTAGCCGATGAGGAATTTGAAGTACATGGACCGCGCCTAAACCGCTATTCATCGTGCTGGGCATGGTACCTCGGTCACCACTGGTCCTACCGCCGTGAGATGGGCGAACAGAACATCACAATGAACTATGTCCGTACCATGTCGGACTACATCACTAACTTCTGCTTTGGTAAGGGCATCCAGTTCAAAACGCCAGAACAGAACGCAGCCATCATCCCGCATCTGCTCCAAACAGTATGGGAGCAACATAACTCTAAGCATTATGTCTTATGGGAAATGGGTCAGTTGGCTGGTGTAACTGGTGACTGCTTTGTCAAGGTTGCTTACGAAGAGCCTTTTGTTGATTCTGCTGGTATCACACATGCTGGTCGTATCCGTATTATCCCGCTGAACCCAGCACACTGTTTCCCCGAGTACCACCCACACGACCGTGATCGCATTTTGCGGTTCAAGTTGAAGTATCGTTTTTGGGGCACCAGTCCTGAGGGCACTCGTCAGGTGTACACCTTTACCGAAATCCTGACTGAGGACTCAGTGGAGCAGTACATCAATGATGAACTGATTGACCAGTACGACAATGCAATTGGTGTTATCCCGATTGTCCATATCCCTAACATGACTATCTCATCATCACCGTGGGGTCAGTCAGATATTTGGGATATTATCTCGCTAAACCGCGAACTGAATGAGAAGATGACCGAAGTATCGGACATCATTAACTACCACGCCGCCCCAGTCACTATCATCACTGGCGCTAAGGCAAGCCAGTTAGAGCGCGGACCTAAGAAGGTCTGGGCTGGTCTTCCTAAAGAAGCCAGTGTGTTCAACCTTGAATCCAGTGGAAACATGGCTGGGGCACTGGAATACATCACATTCATTAAGCGCGCCATGCATGAAATTACTGGCGTACCTGAAACAGCCTTAGGTCAGTTCCAACCAGTCTCTAATACATCAGGCGTGGCATTGGCTATCCAATATCAGCCAATGATGAATAAGTACAACCAAAAGAAGATTCACTTCACTAAGGGTCTAGAAAAGATTAACGAAGTAATCATCCGTACTGCGGCTGTATTTGAACCTCAGATGCTTCAGTACAACCCAGGTCTTGGGGCAATGCCAGAGCCTGATCAGGCATATGAACTTGACCCCGCTGACCCCTTGACTTATCAGACCCAAGTCCACTGGCCTGAACCGTTACCCGTTGATGTTCTTATCAAACTTAACGAAGTTCAAGCCAAGATGGCTCTTGGTTTGGAATCCAAGGAAGGCGCATTGCGCGCTCTTGGTGAAGAGTTCCCACGAGAGAAATTGCTTGAAATCTTTGAGGAATTGCGTGACGACGCCTTGGACCAAGGTGCATTAGATATGGTGCGCGCTCAAATACAGCAGGCAGTAATGATTACTACTGGTATTTTCCCCGGACAAGGTGGAGAGAATAGTGTAGTATCTGGTGGTGAAAACACAGCCGAAGGACAAGCAGGTCCTCCTATGGGAGGTATCGGTGACGCCGAAGGACAGATGATTAACAACATAATCCAACGAGCATACGGAGCAAGGCTTGCCCAGCGTCGTGTGCCCGACGAAGAATAAAACCGTTATTTAACAATTGCTAATAAAAGCCCAACAACAAAGAGGTAAGGAAAATGAGTAACGCCTTTAATGGTGACGGGATTATGATCCCCGTTGAAAGCACATCCCAAGAACAGCAGGCCCCTAAGACTGAGGGTCGCGTGTTCACTGAGACTGAGGTTGAAGCAATCCGCCGTCAGGAGAAGGACAAGTTGTATCGCCGCGTTGAAGACGCCGACGGTCGTGTCAAGACCCTTGAGGAGCAATTGGGTATTATCTCTCAGGAGCGCGAAGCCGCTCGCAAAGAAGCCGATGAACGCGCCAAGACTGAGGCTGAAATCCTTCGTCAGCGTGAGGTTCAAGAACTCAGCGCAAAGGAACTCCTCGCCAAGCGCGAAGATGAGTTTAACCAGCGCATTAACCAGGTTGAGCAAGAATGGCGTTCCAAGTTTGAAGACATGGAACAACAGCGCCAGGTGCAGGAAGCGCTTCTTGAAAAAGAACGACGCATCCAGCAGATTGAGTCTTACCGTCAGCGTCGTTTGACGGAAGAGCAAGAAACAATTATCCCGGAATTGATTGACCTCATTGCGGGTAATAGCGAAGAAGATATTGAAAACAGTATTGCAGTACTTCGTGATCGTAGTAGTGCTATAATTGAATCAATCCAACAGGCGACCTCACAAAGTGGTCGTCTGCGGGGACCGCAGGTAACTGCGCCCCCGACTGGGCCAATGGACAACCAACAGGAATACCAAACGATGTCTGCGGATGATATCCGTAATATGCCGATGGATCAGTACACGAAAATGCGCGAACGGCTCATGCAAGCGACTCGGAACTCCCGAGGCCGTTTCTAAAACCAAATAACCCAACAACTAACTATCCACGGAGGATATTAAAATGGCCCTTCCCGCCCCAGTAGGAGGTGCGATTACCGGAGCAGGTCTTGGTTCAATTACCACGACCGGTTATTCCAGTGACGCAACCCTTTCACCCGCAATTCAACAGATTTGGTCCAAGGAAATCTTGTTCCAAGCCATGCCCGTCCTGCGTTTTGAGCAGTTCGCCGTGAAGAAGACGGAACTCGGTGTTCAGCCGGGTTTAACCATCAACTTCATGCGCTACAACAACCTCAGCGTGGACGAGTCAGAAGGCGCCACCCTCACTGAAGGTGTGCGTATGGAACCTGTCGCATTGTCGGCTAGTCAAATCCAGATCACCGTTACCGAACATGGTCAGGCAGTTGCCGTTACGGAACTCTTGCTCAATGCTTCGTTTGACGATGTTATGGCTTCGTCTTCACGCTTGCTCGGTCGCCACATGGCACAGAGCATGGACATCCAGGCCCGTAACACGCTGTACAAGGCTGGCATTCCGTTTGGTGGTGGCGCTGCTGTCGCTCCTTCGGTTGTCTTCGGTCGCACCGCCGCTTCGGCTCGTGGCGCACTCAGCCCGTACGACGCTGGTACCATCGGTACTGCTTCTGCACCTGGCTACCTCTCGCCTGCTTCCATCAAGGACGCAGTTGAAGTTCTCGCTGGTCAGAACATCCCGCGTTTGGGCGACACCTATGTCTGCTTCGTTCACCCCGCACAGGCTCGTTCGCTCCGCGACTGGCCCGAATTCATTGAAGTCACGAAGTACGCCGCACCTGGCAACTTCATGCTCGGTGAAATCGGTCGTATCTACGATGTTGTGTTCATTGAAACCACTCAGGTTAAGAAGGGCTTGGATGCAACTGCGTCTGGCGCTCCGTTGTACGAACTTGGCGCAACCTTGGACAGCAACGCTTCGGCGGGCTACCAAGAAAACGCTAACGCTTACAACGCCATCATGATTGGTGACAACGCATTCGGTCACGCTATTGCCCTCCCGGTTGAACTCCGTGACGGTGGTGTCATTGACTTCGGTCGTGAGCACGGCTTGGCTTGGTACGCAATTTGGGGCTTCGGAGTTATTACTCACGAATCCCGCGTGATCTTGAACACCCTCGGTGGTTCAATTTCCTGATTCCTAGAATCAAACTAATGTTAGTGGTGGGGGAGAAATCCCCCACCATTAATAATTTCATAAAACAAACAATAGGAGAAACCCATGACATCGCGTAAAAATACGATGGCTTTTGCAGAACAACAAGATGACATTGATGAAGCAGTGGAAGTCTTGGAACAAACACCTAAGGCAGTAGCGCCAGCCACTGCGACTGAACCCAATAACAACTTTGTTACTGCCCGCGTTAAGGGCACATGGAAGATGTACTGGGGTCGCACTACTTTTGATTTTGTAGACGGAAAGCGCTACAAACTCCCCCGTGACTTGTACGACTACCTCGTGCGTCACTCCAACATCTACGACACCGTTTGAGGTAACTAATGGCACTGATCGTCCCCAACGCTACTGCGACAGGGTCTTCTAACAAGTATTCAAACATTAACCAAGCCGAACCCGACTCGGTTGACTTTGAAGCACTTGGGAACACTCTGAACTATATTCGTAGTGGCGGTGGGATTACGGTTTCAGGTGGTACCTTAGTGAGTGTTGCCGCTGGTGTAGCCATTATTAATGGAGTACCATACTCCTTTAGTGCTGATTCTTTTAGCCCCCCTGTAGCCGCCCAGACACGGTTTGACCTCATTGTGGTTCGTCTAGCGGGAAGTACCGCCACACTTACGCTGGTATCGGGCGCTGAGAACGATACTAACCCTACGCTCCCCCAGAGTACTAATACTCTTGCTAGTGGAACTAGTCCTTTAGTTGGTTCTAACTATTACCCAAGTACTGATGCTCTGATTGCGACTGTATACCGTATCCCATCGGGAACTTTAACTGACGCAAATATTGTGGATAAGCGAATTATAAACTCAGCGCCCGTTACCTACGCATCTGCATCTG